GTCCCGGTTAGCCCGTGTTAAGGGCCGTCCGAGTGGGTAAGTTAGAAACCCACCCACAAGCAACTACATACCTCCCTACCTTACGATCCTGCTTCACAGCAGGAGCTGGTGGGTCGTGTGGAAGACTTGATCCACAGGGCCTCGGTGGCAGCCATGCCATCCGTCGCTCTAGGCGTTGTAACGCCAAAGCAGACACCTCGTCTATTGCCTCGCCCGGAAACTTAAGGGCGAAGAGATAGCGCAGCAGCGGGTTAACGACTCCGTCCTCCTTATACCGAAACTGGTTATAGGAGAATCTTGTGAAACCAAACCGGTTGCCTTTCAGCGAACCGATAGGGAATCCCAAGCACTCAAGGGCATCCAATGCCCAAAAGTAACGGAAACCTGCGTCGTCGGGGTAGTTCGAGGGGACGGGAAGTACTTTAATCCCGTTCTCTCGAAACAACGTTGCCATAGCAGTCCAAATCCTTTTCTCCTTAAACCACTCATCACGTCCGAAGTACAGGATGTACTTCTCAAAGACATGGTTGAGGACGGTGTGGAGCCAAGGACTCAGGCTATTCTGGGTGACGTCATGAGGGTCCTCGATGAAAAGAGGACGAACCGGAGAGCCATGGTAAAAATCACCACCGCAACTCTCTCGGAAGAAGGTCTTTCTGTCAGTGAAGGTCTTCTCGCTATTAACGATGAACCCTACGGAAGTGAGCAGTTTGATATACTCATCTGCCATATCTGACGGCACGATACAATCGTCCCCGAAGACCGACACATCACTGTGTCTTACGTCAGGGATCACATGAACCCTCTGTGGGGCTCTGTGTATCTGTTGTAATGCCAGACCTATTGACAGGAACACCAGAGTTTCCAGCGGAAAGGTGGTTGCATTCCCCATAGTCGCGAACATGTAACAGGGTCGGATAGACCCCGCAACACTCACGAATCCGGTCCTGACTTGGTCGCACCAATCAAACCACTTGCGTGGTAGGAGGTAACGTAGCAAATCAGTAGAAACACAATCACTAGCACTGGACCAATCAATGGTAGCCAGCAGGCCATCGAGGCTTGCGAGCCGGGCTAAGGCCCTGTGGTGCTCTTGTACGTGCGTCATATCGACGAAGGGCCGCAATCGGTCGTAAAAAACCGCCATGATTCCTTGCTGAAAGAACATATTCAGTGTAGGCTCAACGGCGATAAACCGATCTTTGGTCGAATCTTTGTCGACGGTAGTTGCTCGAGAACTGGTCGTTTCCTTGTAGGTGATATCACCGAACAAATCCCTCAGACCTGCGCCAAGGGCGCGGTCAAAATCGAGGTACAGGGAGAACAACTTAATCGCTTCTAGCGTTCCAGTGAAGGGTGGTGTGAATTTCCGTTCCAAATTGACTTCTTGGCGCGGAACACCGATGGAGGCTCCTCCAGAGTGCTTGCACTTGGAGAAGATTTCCTCAGAAGTAATGTCTCCCAGTATCCAGTGGCAGTAACGGCGAGCGAGGATAAGAACTTTATCCCGCCTACTGTAACCATCATAGGTACTGGGACGGTCACACACAATGGGTAGATTGAGATCAGCCCACTGATGTGCCGCCATATGTCGATTGATGCGCAGAAACTTTGCGTAAGCGTCAGTTCTACGAACCAGATCGGGGACACACATCGAGCCCTTAAATTTCTTCAAGGTGCTCCTTCTTTGGTAACTACTAGAGAACGAAGCGATTTCGAATGAAGGAAAGATTCCCCTCGCCATACAGCTGTAAGTGGCGAGGCCGATGTCCTCATGGAATGTCTCTGCAATGAGCCGGGCTATTGCAGTAGGTTCAAAGAGCTTGCCTCTTCGTTTTTTCCTTTTGGCTTCTCCGACGACGCCTCCGTCTTTTCCCTTGCGGGGACGGGACTGGGCATTCTTTTGCTTTTTCGTCGAAGATTTCTGCACGGATGCAGACACTGCTACTTTCGTCATGGTTTCCTCCTTGACGCAAGTTCCTAGCGAAAACAAATCGCCAGGATTGGGTTTGGATTATGAGAGTCACTGAGCACCCTAGAAGAAAACTAAGGGCGTCCCAGAGGGTCACGACAGCGAACCAACGTCCCAGAAGGGCGTGAAGTCACTGTCTACCATCGTCTGCGCTACCAGTTTCCGCGACTCCAGCTGATCAGCTGCAGTTACGGTTACCGGAACGGCACACGTTAGCTCCCATATTTCATGTTCGTACACACCGCCGCCAGTATCCCGAGGGATCTTGACAGTCACTTTTCTTCGCGCTTTTCCGTAACCAGTGTTGGTACCACCAGCAACTGGAGCGGCGACAGAAGAAAATTCGAACGTACGGCGAGAAACCTCCGTAGTATCGGTGGTGGGTGCGAACTTATTGAAACCCAGTTTCGCAGAGCCAATCTCGGTTAACGTCAAATCAGATCCACCTGACGCAGCGAGAGTTGTAGAGGTCTTGATAATAGCGGCATTTATTGCCATGATGTATTTCTCTTGTTGGGACCAACACCGAAAATAAGCAGCGAAGCCGCCAAAGTGTCAGTAATTGAACGGGCGTCTTTGATGAGTCCCAGCCATTCTCCATCGGCTGGCATAGCATCCAAGACAGAAGGTTTCCACGGTGTCCGAGAGTATACAGTCTTGTTTCGCTCCCATGTGTCAGCAGACACGTTAGAGACGTACGGAGGATCGACTTGGGTCAAGAATTTCCAAGTTTCGAATTCCGTCAAGTTTTCACTGTACCCCCCGTCCAAGATTTCGATGGACGGATCGGACAGAGCCATCATGCCCCTAATGCTGGCACTAACGTTGATGACCTTGTCGACCATGAAGCTCCAAGGGACGATTTTCCAAAGTCCCTCAGGTATATCTTTTGTCCGTAAACCAAACTCCTGGCGCCAGTCATCGAGCGGGTTGAGAACCCGATAAATGACGTAAGCCCTTGTCTTATAAGCGCAAGCGTGATAATGCCTGTACTCATCGTATCTGCCCGTCCCGAAAGACTTCTTCAGAGACGGTTCATTTACGAGTTTGGACGCAGACTTACTGGCGTAAGCCACCTGAACTGCTCCCGGGCGTCTCTTATACGACTGATTAGTAAGACCAGTTAAAAGAGTGTCAAAAGATCTGACAAGTGGGTAATAAGCCCACATCACCTCGGCGTATCCTTCGGCCATAGCACGAGCCCAACTGTAGTTGGGTAGTCGGACAAGGCCTGAGACACGTCCCTGAAGTTTAAGGGAGATTTTCCGGAAGGTGTTTACAGGATCGCCAAGCAAGCGCAACGTTTGACGCACTTGCAGGACGTCCTCAACCAGAGAACTTGGCGCACGATCTACATTGGCAAGGGCCTCGCTTTTTGCCATTCTAACCAGCGGAGGAGTCGCAATCGTTGCAGACTCGTAAGTAGGAAAACCTTTCCGCTGTAGCCACCCTCTCGTAAGAGAGCCGCCACCGGTCACTGTGTAGGTGTTGGAACCACCGCTAGAAACATTGGAAATGTTCAGCGATCCACCACCCGCAGTGTGACCTTCTTTAGAGATCGTACAGGGGCTATTAACAATTTCACCGTTCCGTATTTTGTTCCTAAAGCCAGGAGTTACAAAGTCCTGGCAAGACTCGCTGACCGACCCACAATTTGTTTGCTGGGTATTGATCACCGACCCATTCAGCCGAAGCTGAAGCGGGAGGGTGACAGGTCCTGCGTTTCTGGTTCTAGTACGGGATGGCATGTTAGCCTCTTTATCGAAGCCTGTCGTGGCGACAGGCAGCCCTGTGCACGCAGTCATCCTG